TAGGGGTGCCCTGCCTACGTGGATGGTGTCGACACTGCAGTTGACTGCAGTAACGTCGAGGGAGTAACCACCACCACAAGGGTAGGGACAAGGGCTGATGAGGGGAAAAGGCGTGTGCGCGTCCTGGACGGGTATGTTGGTCGGGCCTGTTACGGCGTGCACAATGCCTCGCTGCGTAATCTACAGCGTGGAGTGGCTGAGCGTGTTCTTTACACGCGTTCTGGGGGTGATCTGGTAACCCCGATCAGGCCTATTCCGGGAGTGTTTGGACGATTAAAGCCAGAAATGGCTGCAGTGGTGCGTGGCACGCGTTCGACCACCGTTGTTGATGCTGACAGTTATGCCAGCTTATACACCGGTCGCAAACGTGCCAAGTACGAACTGGCCGCCGCGAGCCTTCAGTTGGGGGGCATCACCCATCGCGACGCTTTCGTTTCAACATTCGTCAAGGCTGAGAAGATCAACTTCTCTGCCAAGCCTGATCCCGCTCCGCGAGTCATCCAACCACGTAACCCGAGGTACAATTTGTGCCTTGGGAGGTACCTGAAACCGTTTGAGCACGCAATGGTGTTAGGGTTCAAGAGAGCGTACGGCTACAATGTCGTATGTAAGGGACTTAATGCCGAGGGGGTGGCTGAACAGCTTCGGGAGAATTGGGAGAGCTACCGCGTACCAGTTGCAGTTGGCCTTGACGCATCTAGGTTTGACCAGCATGTCAGCCAGGATGCGCTCAGGTTCGAACATGAGCTGTATCTGCGGAAGTTTGACAATGACCCTGAGCTGCGTAAGCTCCTCTCTTGGCAATTAGTCAATCGTGGTGCAGGGTGGTGCGACACTGGCAAAGTATCGTACACCGTGGAGGGGTGCCGCATGTCCGGTGACATCAACACTGGCATGGGCAATTGTTTCATCATGTCTGCTATAGTTCTTGGCTACCTGCGCACCAACGGCGTGGATGCCAGGCTTAGCAACAATGGGGACGACTGTGTGGTGTTCTGCGAGTCTAAGGACCTGCATGCACTCTCTGGCCTTGATGAGTGGTTCCGGGACTTCGGTTTCAAACTCACTCGCGAGGACCCAGTCTACGAGTTTGAGCGGATCGAGTTCTGCCAGGCTCAACCAGTCCTCACTGGCTCTGGGTGGAGGATGACGCGTAATCCCTACGTCGCCACATCCAAGGACATGGTGTCATTGCTCAGCTGGAACACAGAGTTGGAGTTCGACCGGTGGCGCGGTGCCATTTCCGCTTGTGGTACATCTTTGTCCAGGGGAGTGCCATTTTGGGAGGCGTTTTACAAGTCACTGGGTGGTGTTGCCCACAGTGGTAGTTCGGAGAGCATTGAGGATTCTGGGCTGGGCTACATGGCCAAGGGCGTCAAAGGGTGCTCTACCATTACGCCTGAGTCCAGGTACTCCTTCTGGTTGGCATTTGGTATGCTTCCAGATGAGCAGATTGCGTTGGAAAATCTGCGCAAACCGATCAGCTACTGCAAATCCCGCCCTATGACGTTTGGAGACGTCACTAGCTTACACGATTTGCTCTCACAATGAAGAACCAATATCTTGCCAACGTTCAAGCGCAATCAAGGACCTTGCGGG